CGATCTGAACATCAAGGCGCTCCCTATCCAGTCCGTGCTCTTCCGCCACAACCGCGAGAAGTCGTGGGAGTTCGAAAATCGGCGAAAGCGCGCGCACTACCTGAATTTCATCGGCCCGATCGTCAAGTCTCTCGTCGCGCACGCCACGAAGAAAGCCGCAACGCGCGACGGATCGGACTCGATCAAGAAATTTTGGGACGGCGTCGACGACGATCGCGAGGAGTCGATCGAGGAGTTCATGCGCGATGGGCTGCGCTGGGCTCAGGTGCTCGGCATCGTCTGGGCGTGCGTCGATCAGGACCCGAATGGCGACGATAACGACCCATATGCCTACTGGGTGAGCCCGCTCGACATCTTTGACTGGGGAATCGACGACGACGGCGAGGTCGAGTGGCTCAAGCAGTTCGTCTACACCGAGGCAAAGCGCACCTGGAAGGACAAGATCACGCCGGTCTACCGCTTCCGCGTATGGGACAAGGAGATGGTCACGACCTACGAGGTGTCTCCGAAGGGCGATGAGACCGTCGTTGGTCGCAAGCCTCACAGCGCGGGCAAGGTTCCGTTCGTGCCGCTCTTCTGCCAGCGCGACAAGGAGGCGGTGTTCCCCGACGGCACGCCGCTCATGGCCGACGCGTGCAAGCTCGCCAACGCGATTTACAACTACTCGTCCCTGAAGGACGAGATTGGCTACAAGCAAACGTTTTCGTGGTTGGCGGTGCCAGACAAGCGCGTCGACGTGCTGCAAATCGGCCTCAACACGGTGTTTGCGTACGACCCGCAACAGACCAATGCGGTGCCCACGTATGTGAGCCCAGACGCTTCGTGCGCCGAGACGTTGATGAACTTCATCAGCACAGGCGTCGAGCAGCTCCGCCAGATGCTCGGCGTCGGGCGCGGCCGGCAAGAAGGCTCGATGCAGAAGTCGAGCGCCGACGCGTTGGAGCTCGAGGACGAGGACAAGCGGTCGATTCTCGGCGACATCGCGAGCGAGGCTCAGTCGTTCGAGATCAGGCTGGCCGCCATGGTCGATGCCTACAACACCGGCGGCGGGTCGACGCGCGCGAAGCAGGAAACGAAGGTCAAGTACGCCGACGACTACGACCTGCGCAGCTTCCAGGACGAGGTTGCCGAGTTCTTGCAGTTCGACAAGATCGGCCTGTCGCCCGAGGTCAACCTGCGCGCGCGCCAAGACCTGGTCAAAAAGAAGTACGCCGACCTGCCGCCCGCAGAGCTCGACGTGCTGGTCGCCTCGATGGAGGCGCAGCAGCAGAAGGAACTCGAGGCCGCGGCCGCCGCCGGCGCGGGCGAGCGCGTTACGGTCGATCCAACGACCGGCCAACCCGTGCCCGGATCGAAACCTCTTGACGGCAAACCCCCACAGGGACAGTCGGTCAAGCCAATGGGCAATCCCACCGCGAACCGGCCGCTCAATGCCGGGTCAGGGCAACGGTCACCCGCGCAAGCAAAGACCGGTACGGCAACCGGGGCCGCAGATCCGGGGCGAGGTTAGTCAATGGCAGACGCAGACGACAAGGGCGCGGGCGCAGGCGGAGCCGATGGCGTCGGAGCGGCGGCAGCCGAACCGAAGCCGGCAGTCAGCTTCAAGACCGAGGGCGAATTTCTCGCCGCGGTGTCGAAGAAGACCAAGGGCGAAGTCACCAAGGCCGTCGAGGCCGTGCGTGCCGAACTCATGGAGCAGCTCGGGATCGAGTCGTTCGATCAGGTTCCACAACTGAAAGAGCAGCTCGCTTCGACGCAGAAGACCATCAGTGAGGCTGAAAAGTTCAAGCTGACGGCCGAAAAGCACGCGAAGGATCTCGAGAAAGAGCGGCGCAAAACCGGGGAGTTGAGCGGCCGACTCGTGAAGATCGCAAAGCGCGACGCGCTTCTCCCATTCGTGCAGCAAGTGCGCGACCCGGAGGTGCTCGCCATGCTCGCGGATCCTCTGCTCGAGGTCGACGAAGAGGGCACCGTCACTGTCAAGAACGGCCGGTCCATCGAGGACATGGTCGGAGATCTGCTGAAGGCCAAGGACTATCTCAGAAACCCGACGTCCAAAGATGGCGCCGGGACGACCGCAACGGAGCCGCGCGCCGGCGCCGACGCCAAAGGCAGCGATGCCAAGGGCGACGACAAGGGCAAGAACGGCAACGCGGCGGAGCCGCCGAAATACAAGAGCTTCGGCGAAGCGATCGTTGCGGACCTCCAGGCCCGCGGCGCGCTCCCGAGGTCCGGACCGTAAGAGGAGAATCCCATGGCTGGCGTAACCGCAGCTGCAGCTTCCGGGGCCGTTGGCTCCATTCAGGACGCGCTTCGCACTCAGGCGATGGCCGGCGTCGTCGAGTCGTTGTTCAAGAACAACGAAGTGCTGGGCAACTTCGGGACGCCCGTCCCGTTCACCGGTGGCTCGACGTTGAACATCAAGCACCACTACGCGGGCAACGCGTCGGTGGGCACCTACTCCGAGGGTGACGCGCTCGGAGCCGCGGGCTCCCAGAGCTACCTCACCGCGCAGTGGGGCGCCGCGTATTACCGCGCGCAGATCCAGTTCACTGGCCACGCGCAGGATCAGCTGCTCAACGGCAACCTGCAGGCCGCGTTCTTCGACCAGCTCGGCCTCGAGTTCACGATGGCGAGCGAGGATCTCGTTGATCTCGTATCGACCGACTGCCTCGGCACCGGCCTCACGGCGCCGGTGGGAATTCAGGGCATCGTCGACAGCGCGGGCACCATCGCGGGTCTGAACCGCTCGACCTACTCCTGGTTCCAGGCCTATGAGGTCGCCGGCGGCACGACCACGGTCGCGGTCAGCGATCTGGACGGCGCCATGCAGAACTCAAGCGACGCCGACTACGCCGCGCAGATCTCCGAGATCTGGACGTCGTGGAAGCAGGTCAACAAGTTGAAGGGCATCGTCGGAAACCCGGGCATCGCGAACAACAGCGTTCGCATGGACATCGGGAACCCGAACACCCAGATCAACACCGGCTCGATCGTCAACGGGCTGAAGTACGGCAGCATCGACATCAAGCCGATCCGAGACCTGACGAACTCGATCTTCCTCGGGCTGACGATGTCGACGTTCTTCCTGGGCCGCATGCGCGAGTGGCGCGTCGACCCGATCGCCAAGACCGACGACTCGTCCAAGTTCCTTCTCACCGGCGCGTGGGGCCTCGGCTGCCGCAACCCGAAGAAGAACTGGAAGGTCACCACCCTGACGGCGTAAGCCGCGCGCAAGGAGACGCACATGTTCGATTTCAGCGTGATTCACGAGCCGGTAGCGAGCACACAGCGGGAAGCCGTGAGGCAGACCGTTCTGCGCGCAACGAAGGACGGCTCGTTCACGTACACCGAGGTGCTCATGGCTCCCGAGCCCATCCGAACGATGGCGCTCGAGATCCTCGACGGCATTTCGAGCCAGAACGGAATCCCGCAGTCGGTGGGGAACGCTCTGGATGTTGGGCCTGTGCGCCTCATCTGCGTGGACCCTAAGGGGGTCATCAAGATCGCCCGCTGGGGGAACCGGAACATCTACGGCACGACCATCGAGGCCGCGCCGCAGAAGTTCGTCGAGTCCTACGGCAACGACGCCGTGGTCTCCGACGCGTACCCGGAACGGCTCGCCCGCAACGTGCTTCGGCGCGACGGGTGGCCGTCCCGGAACCTGTCGAGCCGCGGCGCCAACCAGGGATCGATTGTGGAGCTGAAGTGGATCGAGAAGCGGGCCAAGGAGCCCGACGCGCCGCCCGAGGTGCTCGAGATCTACAACCAGCTGCTCGATCGCATCACGGCGGCTCAGCCGCCTTCAGCGAACAAGTCCAAGTCCGCCGGCCCCGCGCCGGCTCATCCGTGAGGAGATTCCCATGAGCGTCACCTTCACCATCATCGATTCGAGCGACACCGCGAACAACGCGGACGGCAAGAAGCGCGTCTACGGCACTCTGTCGTTCACGAACCCATATACCGCGAGCGGCGAGTCGATCACCGTCTCGAGCTACTTCCCGCACAAGTTCCTGGGCGGCGAGGTCAAGATGATCAACCCGTCGGTGTCGATCGCCAACACCGGCCTCGTCGCGCTGGCGAAGTTCCGCGGCGATTCGAGCTCGGTGACCACCGCGGTCATCCAGCTGTTCAACACTGGCCTGACGGGCACAGCGAACGCCGGCCTGTTGGTCGACAACACGGTGGCCAACATCTCGAACATCACATGCACCGTCGAGATGGTCGGGTACTGAGTGATGGCCGGCGGCAAGGGCAGGACCATGGAGATCGGCGCAGAGCCGGCGGAAGTCACGCCGGCAGAGCCGGCCGCTGCGATTGAGCAGCCGTCCGCGCCGATCCCCGCGCCCGCGCCGGCGCCCCCGGCGCCGACCGTGCGCGCCGGGGTGAGCTACACCGTGCTCCGCGCGCTCGCCCACAAGTACCCGGGCAAGATCGACGAGATCGCCAAGGGCGTGGTTGTTCATGGCGCTCCGATCGGCACGCACAAGAAATACCGCGCGGCCGACGGGACGATCTTGGTGTTGGACGCCTGATGGCCGACCGCCTTCTATACGCGACGCCGACCGGGAAGCACCCGCATCCCGCGTTCGTCTCGTCGGCGCGGGCGTTGGAGCTCACCTGTCGCACGTTCGAGCGGCGCGTCCACGATTTCCTGTTCGCGGCCGGGCCCGTCCAGATGGCGCGTTCGACGATCGCCGACCACGCGATCAAGGACGGGTACGACTATCTGCTGATGCATGACGACGATCTCGTCGTCAACGTGTCGACCCAACTCGGCAACCCGCTCGACGTCTGGCACGAGCTATTTCAGCGCGAGAAGGACGTTGGTGTGGTGGGCGCGGTCTACCTGCGCGAGCGGCCGATGATTCCGACGGTCGTGATGTCGCACCCCGAGTACCCCGAGGAGAACTGCCACGTGGTGAGCGGCCTCCCGCCGGCGCCGTTTTCGGTGAGCGGCATCGGCACCGGATTCATGATGATCCGGGTCAGCGCCTTGCGCGCGCTGCGCGACAAGGAGGACGGCGCTCACACGCTGTTCCGTTTCCCGTTCAACATGACCCGCTGGGGGATCGTCAACAACACCGGCGAGGACTACGATTTCTGCGCGCGCATGCGCGGCGTCGGTTACAAGGTGCTCGCCGACGCACGCTGGGAGACCTGCCACATCAAGGAGTCGGGTCGGCTGGTTTTCGACCAGGCCCAGTGGGAGTGTTCCTGGAATGACGACGCGCCTGGCATCCGCGAGCGTGCGCAGGAACTGCGCTCGCAGTGCCAGCCGAAGATGACGCTGACACTTATCAACGGCGTGCTGTGCATCGACCACACGCCGCAGCTCATGGCTGACGCGCAAGAGATTGCCGCCAAACGCGCGGCCACCGACAAGAAAGAGGCGGCCTGATGGGTCAGCAGCTTCGCGAAGGCCCGATCACGTGGACCCAGG